TTGAATGAGCTGGAGCGTAAAGCACTCTGCGCGCTGCCGCATCTCTTTGATTTCTGGGCGCTGGACCACCAGCGGCCGCCGCCGGGCGGCTGGCGTGCCTGGGTGATCCTGGGCGGCCGCGGTGCCGGCAAGACTAGGGCAGGGGCCGAATGGATCCGCACCCTTGCCGAAGGGCCGCGCCCGCACGATCCTGGCACCGCAAGGCGCATCGCGCTGGTGGCGGAAACCTATGACCAGGTGCGTGACGTGATGATCCATGGCGACAGCGGCATTCTGGCCTGCTCGCCGCCCGACCGCCGCCCCAAATGGAAAGCCTCCGAACGCAAGCTGATCTGGCCCAACGGCGCCGAGGCACAGGCGTTTTCCGCCCACGACCCCGAGGCCCTGCGCGGACCGCAATTCGATGCCGCCTGGGCGGATGAGCTGGCCAAGTGGAAAAAGGGGCAGGAGTGCTGGGACATGCTGCAATTCTCTCTGCGGCTGGGCCAGGACCCGCGCGTCTGTGTCACCACCACGCCGCGCAATGCGCGGGTGCTGAAACGGCTGCTGGCCGCCCCCAGTACTGTGCAGACCCACGCCGCGACCGAGGCCAACCGTGCCAACCTCGCACCGTCCTTCCTGGAGGAGGTGCGCGCGCGTTATGCGGGCACCCGTCTGGGGCGGCAGGAACTGGACGGGGTAATGCTGACCGATGTGCAGGGGGCGCTCTGGACAAACGCAGCGCTGGTCGCTGCGCAGGTGGCAGAGGCACCGCCGCTCGACCGGGTGGTGGTGGCGGTGGATCCAGCGGTCAGTTCGGGGAAGTCCTCGGACGCTTGCGGCATCGTGGTGGCCGGCGCCGTCACCCAGGGCCCGCCGCAGGACTGGCGCGCCTATGTTCTGGCCGATTGCACCGTGCAGGGCGTCGGGCCGCTGGCCTGGGCCCAGGCCGCAATTGCCGCCCGCGATACCCATGGCGCCGACCGGGTTGTGGCCGAGGTCAATCAGGGCGGTGCCTTGGTGGAGACCGTGCTGCGCCAGGCCGACCCCATGGTGCCGTTCCGCGCCTTGCACGCAAGCAAAGGCAAGTCCGCCCGCGCCGAACCCGCTGCCGCGCTGTATGAGCAGGGCCGCGTCAAACACCTGCCGGGGCTGGGAGAGCTGGAGGACCAGATGTGCCTGATGACCCCGCAAGGTTACCGCGGCAGCGGCTCGCCCGACCGGCTGGATGCGCTGGTCTGGGCCTTGCATGAGCTGATCATTCATCCAGCGGCGAAACTGCAGCTTCCGCAGGTGCGGGTCTTGTAGACGCAGCCCCGCCGCAGGCTGGGGGAACTGCGGCAAGGAAAGACCAGGAAATGGCAGCGTGCAACGTTGCCATTTTCAATTTTTACAACGGGTTACATCAAGGTGTTGCGCCCCCTGCGTACGCACCGCTGGCCAAATCTTCAGGCCTCTCTGTCATTAATCATCCTCAGCAAAGGCGCAACAGGCCCTTCGGCACAGAGCGCCAGAAACAGCAACCATGAGGAGCGGACAATGGTCTTTGACCTGCTGCGGCGCAACAAGCCCGAAACCCCGGAAACCGCCCTGGAACAGAAGGCCAGCCAGACCGCCCGCGTGGTCTCCTGGCAGGGCGCAGGCCGCACCGCCTGGAGCCCGCGCGACAGCGTCTCCCTGACCCGCAGCGGTTTTGCCGGCAATCCGGTCGGCCACCGGGTGATCCGTATGATCGCCGAGGCCGCCGCCGCTGTGCCGCTGGTGCTGCAGGACAGCCGCCAGCGCTATGACAGCCACCCCTGGCTGGCGCTTCTGGCCCGCCCCAACCCGGCGCAGGGCCAGGCCGAACTGCTGGAGGCGCTGTATGGCCATCTCCTGCTGTCCGGCAACGCCTACATTGAGGCGGTGACGACAGAGAACAGCGCCCCGGCAGAGCTGCATGTGCTGCGCTCCGACCGGATGAACGTGGTGCCGGGGCCGGACGGTTGGCCCGCGGGTTTTGATTATGTGGTGGGCGGGCGCAAGCACCGCTTTGCCAGTGATCCTGCCCAATCCCCGATCTGCCATATCAAAAGCTTCCACCCGCAGGACGACCACTATGGCCTTTCATCCCTGCAATCGGCGGCAATGGCGATAGATGTGCACAACGCCGCCTCCCGCTGGTCCAAGGCGCTGCTGGACAACGCGGCCCGTCCCTCCGGTGCGCTGGTCTGGACAGGATCGGATGGCCATGGCCGCATGTCCGAGGAACAATTCCGCATCCTAAGTGACGAGATTCAATCAAACTTTCAGGGCGCCAAAAATGCCGGCCGTCCGATGGTTCTGGAAGGCGGCCTGGACTGGAAGCCAATGGGCTTTTCGCCCTCCGACATGGAATTCCAGAAAACCAAGGACACCGCCGCCCGCGAGATTGCGCTGGCATTCGGGGTGCCGCCGATGCTGCTCGGCATTCCCGGCGATGCAACCTACGCCAATTATCAAGAGGCCCACCGCGCCTTTTACCGGCTGACCGTGCTGCCCTTGGCGGCCAAGGTCACCGCAGCGCTGGCCGATTGGCTTACCGGTTGGACCGGCGAGGTTCTGACCCTGAAACCCGACCTTGATCAATTGCCCGCCTTGGCGGCCGAACGCGAGGCGCAGTGGCGCCGGGTGTCTGGCGCGGATTTCCTCAGCACCGCGGAAAAGCGGCAGCTGCTGGGTTTGCCCGCAGAAGCCGCCGCCGCGCCGCAAGCGGGGGGCGGACAGGATGACTGAGCACCCGATGCATGCCTTCGATTGTTCACCGGGATTGCGCCTGTCCGCCCATGAGCGGGTCGCCCAGATCCAGAACGAGGCGGTGAACCGCCGGCTCGACCGGATCGAACAAATGATGGAACGGCTGGAGAAACGCCTCTGGCTCACCGTCTACGGCGTTGCCGCGGTGATCCTGGCGCAGGCCTTTCAATCCTTCTTGACGGTTCAACTGCCGTAACAACAACAACTTGCGAGGCAAATATCATGCAGGGACCACCCCGGCTTGAACATAAATTCGCACGCTTCGGCGAGGACCTCTCGCTGAAGGACGCAACAGAAATCAGCGGCTACGCCAGCCTGTTCGGCCAGACCGACCAGGGCGGCGATGTGGTGATGCGCGGCGCCTATGCCGCTTCGCTGAAGGCGCTTCAGGATCAGGGCCGCACGGTCAAGATGCTGTGGCAGCACGACCCGGCGCAGCCCATCGGCGTCTGGGACGAGGTGCGCGAGGACAAGCGCGGGCTTTACGTTAAGGGCCGCATCCTGACCGCCACTCCCAAGGGCGCCGAAGCTGCTGCACTGATCGAAGCAGGCGCCATCGACGGGCTGTCAATCGGCTACCGCACCGTGAAATCCAGCCGCGGCCAGGACGGCACCCGCCAATTGACCGAGGTGGAGCTGTGGGAGGTGTCGCTGGTCACCTTCCCGATGCTGCCCGCAGCGCGGGTGGCGGGCAAATCTTTTGCCCTGGATGCCGAGGCAGACGCATTGCGCGCACTGGCCACAGGCCTGCGCCAGATCACCTGCGGCCTCAAGGCAGGCCGGACATAAAACAGGACACCAATCATGAGCAACCAAGACCTCCCGGATACCTCCGGGGACACAGCGCCCCTGGCCCATGAAGTGAAACAGGCCGTCACCGGCTTTCTTCATGAATTCAAGGGCTTTCAGAACGACGTGCAATCAAGGCTGAAACAGGCAGAAGAGCGAGTGAACATGCTGGACCGTAAGACAATCTCTCAGAACCGCCCCCATCTGGCAGCCAGCCAGGACGCGGGCGCGCCGCATCAAAAGGCGTTCAACGCCTACCTGCGCAGCGGCGACGACGACAGCCTGCGCGGGCTGGAACTGGAGGGCAAGGCGATGTCCACTGCCGTGGGCGGCGACGGCGGCTATCTGGTTGACCCGCAGACCTCGGAAACCGTCAAGGCGGTGCTGAATGCCTCCGCCTCGATCCGCGCCGTCGCTTCCGTGGTGCATGTAGAGGCATCGTCATATGACGTGCTGATCGACCACAGCGAAATGGGGGCCGGCTGGGCCAATGAAACCGGCCCGGCGGCAGAGACCTCCACCGGTACTATCGACCGTATCTCGATCCCGCTGCACGAACTGAGCGCGCTGCCCAAGGCTTCGCAGCGGCTGCTGGATGACAGCGCCTTTGATATCGAGGGCTGGCTGGCAGGCCGCATTGCCGACAAATTCTCCCGGTCCGAGGCCGACGCCTTTATCAACGGCGACGGCGTCGATAAGCCCCGCGGTTTCCTTGATTACACCGTGGCTGAAAACGACATCTGGACCTGGGGCAGCATCGGCTACAAGGCGACCGGCGTGGACGGTGAGATCGGCAACGGCGACGCGATCATCGACCTGGTCTATGCGCTGGGGGCGGAATACCGCGCCAATGCCACCTTCATTCTGAACTCCAAGACTGCGGGAATGCTGCGGAAACTGAAAGACGCCGATGGCCGCTTCCTGTGGTCCGACGGCCTGGCCGCGGGTGAACCTGCACGCCTGATGGGCTACCCGGTGCTGATCGCCGAGGACATGCCGGATCCGGCCGCCAACAGTTACCCGATTGCATTCGGCGACTTCCGCGCGGGCTACACGATTGCCGAACGCCCGGATCTGCGGGTGCTGCGCGACCCGTTCAGCGCCAAGCCGCATGTGCTGTTCTACGCGACCAAGCGGGTCGGCGGCGACGTCAGCGACTTTGCTGCGATCAAGCTGATGAAATTCGGCGCGAGCTAACGCTTTGCGCTGATGGCGGACCGGCAGACCGGTCCGCCGGCGGGCATGCACCCCACAGTCCTTTGCCGTCCAGCTGCTCCCCTCCGTCCGAGCGGCAAGGGATGGTGCATGCCCGCCGAACCCCACCCGGACAGCAGATCAGGGCCGCAGCAGGGGAAGGCCCGCAGGAGTGAGATGATGATGCTGAGCGAAGTGACACCCGTGCCCGAGGCCGCCCTGCCGCTGGCCCAGTTCAAGGCGCATTTGCGTCTGGGCACCGGCTTTGGCGAGGACAGCCTGCAGGATGAGGTGCTGTTTGGCTTTCTGCGCGCCGCCCTGGCAGCGATTGAGGCTAGGACCGGCAAGGCGCTGATAACACGCGAATTCGAGCTGGAGATCCGTCACTGGCGTGACCGCGCCCGGATGATCCTGCCCATCGCCCCGGTGCAATCGGTGACCGGGGTTGCGATACGCGACGCCGGCGGCACCGAAACGGTTCTGGATGCCTCCCTTTATCACCTGGAGCGCGACAGCCAGCGCCCGCGTCTCTGCCCGGCAGGCAGCCTTCTGCCGGCCATTCCAACCGGCGGTCTGGCGCGGATATCCCTGCAGTGTGGCATGGCCGGGGACTGGGGCGGTTTGCCCGCCGATCTGGGTCAGGCGGTGATGCTGCTGGCTGCGCATTACTACGAATACCGGGCCGACACCGGCCTGCACGGCGGCTGCATGCCCTTTGGCGTGACCAGCCTGATCGAACGCTACCGCAGCCTGCGGCTGACATTGGGAGGCCTGGTATGAAAAACCCTCCGAAACTCACCCGCAAGCTGGTGCTGGAAGACCCCCAGCGCAGCTCCGATGGCGCCGGCGGCTATACCGAGGACTGGGTGGCGCTTGGCACCCTTTGGGCCGAGGTGAAGTCGCTTTCCGGGCGTCTGAGCGGGGACAGCCTGTCTTTGCAAAAATACAGGATCACCCTGCGTGCATCGCCCGAAGGCTTTGCATCCCGGCCCCGTCCGGATCAGCGATTCCGCGACAGAAACAGGATCTACCGTATTGATGCAATTGCAGAATCCGATCCAGATGCCCGCTACCTGACGTGTTTCGCGGTTGAGGAGGTGAGCGGATGACCTATGCCATCGCAGGCGGGCTGCAATCCGCCGTCTACACCCATCTGACCGGTGACGCGGGCCTCACAGCTCTGGTCGGCGGCGCGATCTATGACGCCATTCCCGCAGGCCCCTTGCCGCAGACCTATGTGGCGCTGGGATCGGAGGAGGTGCTTGACCGCTCCGACAAGACGGCAGGCGGCGCCGAGCACCGGTTCTTCATCACTGTCACCACCGACACCGCCGGTTTTGCGGGCGCCAAGGCCACCGCCGCGGCGGTCTGCGACGCGCTGGTTGGCGCCTCCGTACCACTGCCCCGCGGCCAGCTGACCGGCCTCTGGTTCGATCGGGCCAAGGCGGAACGGCTGAACACCGGCGGCCGCCAGATCACCCTGCGGTTCCGTGCGCGGGTGGATGACGTCTGAATATCAGGACACCCCTAAAACCAATTGAATTACCGGGAGAAAACCCATGACAGTTCAAAACGGCAAGGACCTTTTGGTCAAAGTGGACATGAACGGCGCCGGCCTGTTTGAAACCATCGCAGGCCTGCGCGCCACGCGGATCAGTTTCAATGCGGAAAGCGTCGATGTGACCAGCCTCGAAAGCCAGGGCGGCTGGCGCGAGTTGCTGGCTGGTGCTGGCGTGCGCTCGGCAAGTATCTCCGGCTCCGGCATCTTCCGGGACGAGGCGACGGATGAACGCGCCCGGCAGTTGTTTTTCGAAGGGCTGACGCCGGAATTCCAGGTCATCATCCCGGATTTCGGCATCGTGCAGGGCGCGTTTCAGGTGACCGCGCTTGAATATGCCGGCAGCCACAATGGCGAAGCGACCTATGAGCTGTCGCTGGCCAGTGCCGGCCAGCTCAGCTTTGCTGCGGTTTAACCAATGGTGAATCCCCATGCAGGCGAGGCGGAATTACTCGTGAATGGAAAGCCTTACGCGCTGAAGCTGACTCTTGGCGCGCTGGCGGGGCTGGAGGCCGCGCTGGAGGAAGGCGCGCTGGTGGATCTGGTGCAGCGGTTTGAGCAGGGCCGGTTTTCCGCCCGCGACGTGCTGGCGCTGCTGGCGGCCGGCCTTGAGGGCGGCGGCCATGACCTAAGCCGTGATGATCTTGCCGCTGCCACCATCACCGGCGGTCCCATGCAGGCGGCGCGGGTGGCGGCAGAGCTGCTGGTGCGCAGCTTTGCTGTGCCGGAAGGCAAATGAGCGCGCTCGACTGGCCCGCCCTGATGCGCGCGGGCATGGCAGGCCTCAGGCTGCTGCCGCGCGACTTCTGGCAACTGACCCCGGCAGAGCTGCGGCTGATGCTGGGCGAGGCCGCAGCACCGCAGCCGCTTGGCCGGGACCGGCTGGCGGCGCTGATGCAGGACTTCCCCGACATCCCGGGCCCTCAGGAAAAGGAGACAACAGATGGCTGACTCGTCATCAATGGCAGAACTGGAATTGCAAGGCGAGGCTTTGAGAGAAGCGCTGGACGGTGCCTCTGGAATGGCCGCTGCCTTTGCAGAAACGCTGGGCCGTGTGAAAGAAGGGTTTTCCGAAACCGGCCGCGACGCGCAGATACTGGACCGCAGTCTTTCCAAGGGCTTGCGGCGTGCTTTTGACGGGTTGGTGTTCGACGGCGACAGCCTGTCGGAGTCGATGGACACGCTGGCGCGCTCGATGATCCGCACCACCTACAACGCTGCCATGAAACCGGTGATGAACCATGCCGGCGGGTTGCTGACCGACGGCCTCACCTCGCTGATCGGAAACATCCTGCCTTTTGCCGATGGCGCCGCCTTCAGCCAAGGCAAGGTGATGCCGTTTGCCAAGGGCGGCGTTGTCACCGGACCAACCGCATTCCCGATGCGCGGCGCCACCGGGCTGATGGGCGAGGCCGGACCGGAGGCGATCCTGCCGCTGACCCGCGGCGCTGACGGCTCGCTTGGCGTGCGCAGCCAGGGCGGCGGCGGGGTCAATGTGGTGATGAATGTCTCCACCCCCGACGTCAAAGGCTTTGAACGCAGCCGCAGCCAGATTGCCGCACAGCTGTCCCGCGCGTTGTCACGCGGCGGACGCAACCGTTAAGGATGGAGGGTAACCAGATGAATTTCCACGAAGTCCGCTTTCCCGCTTCGCTTAGCTTCGGCTCGGTCGGCGGGCCTGAGCGGCGCACCGATGTGGTGACGCTTGCCAACGGGTTTGAAGAACGCAACACCCCCTGGGCGCATTCCCGCCGCCGTTATGATGCCGGTCTGGGCCTGCGTGCGCTGGAGGATATCGAAACCCTGATCGCCTTCTTCGAAGCCCGCCAAGGGCAGCTGTACGGCTTTCGCTGGAAGGACTGGAGCGACTACAAATCAGCCCGGCCCAGCGCCGAGGCGGATTTCCGCGATCAGGTGATTGCCATCGGCGACGGCAGCACCGTGACGTTCCAGCTGGCCAAGACCTACCGGTCGGGGGAGTTCACCTATCAGCGCCCGATTGCCAAGCCGGTAGCGGGTTCTGTGCGGGTCGGCATCGAACAGGATGAGCTGCGCGAAAGCGTCGATTACCAGCTGGACACCGCCACCGGGTTGATCACCCTGGCGCATCCGCCGGAGGTCGGCCTTAGCATCAACGCCGGCTTTGAATTCGACGTGCCGGTGCGCTTTGATACCACTGGCATCCAGACCAGCGTGGCGTCGTTCCAAGCAGGTGAGGCGCCGGCGGTGCCGGTGGTGGAGGTCCGGGTATGAGCAGTCTTTCCAACGCGTTACAGGCCCACCTTAAGACCGGCGTCACCACGCTCTGCCGGGCCTGGGCGCTGGAACGGCGTGACGGCACGGTGCTGGGTTTCACCGATCACGACTGTGTGCTGAGCTTTGACGGGTTGCACTTTCAGCCAGGCAGCGGGCTGACGGCACGGGCCGTGAGCCAAGCCACCGGTCTGTCTGTCGACAACACCGAAGCGCTGGGGGTTTTAAGCGACGCCGCCGTGCGCGAGCAGGACATTGAAGCGGGGCGCTTTGACGGTGCCGAGGTGCGCTGCTGGCTGGTGAACTGGCAGGATGCATCAATGCGCTGGCTGCAGTTCCGCGGATCAATCGGCGAGATCCGCCGTGCGGGCGGTGCGTTCGAGGCTGAGCTGCGCGGGCTGACGGAGCTGCTGAACCAGCCGCTTGGGCGGATCTATCAGAAACCTTGCACGGCGGTGCTGGGCGATGCGGCCTGCCGCTTTGATCTGGAGACGCCCGGCTACGCGGTTGAGCTGCAGACCATCGCAGTTGAGCGCAACGAGGTGTTCCATTGGGACGCGCTGCCGGGATTTGAACCGGATTGGTTCACCGGCGGGCGGTTGATGGTGCTAAGCGGTGCGGCAAAAGGGCTGTGGGGCGCCGTAAAGGCGGATCAGACCAAGGCCTGCGGGCGCCGGATCACCCTGTGGGAACCGATCCGTTCGGCAGTGGCACCGGGGGACACGGTCCGGCTGGAGGCCGGTTGCGACAAGCGCATGGAAACCTGCCGGCTGAAGTTCAATAACCTTCTGAATTTTCAGGGCTTCCCCGATATTCCGGGCGAAGATTGGGTGATGGCGGTGCCGCGCCAGTCCGGCATGAACACCGGGGGCAGCAGACGATGAACCGGGTGGTTCAGGCCGCCCGCGGCTGGATCGGCACGCCTTATGTGCATCAGGCCGCCTGCAAGGGCGCGGGCTGCGATTGCCTGGGCCTGATCCGGGGGCTGTGGCGGGAGCTGTACGGGGCCGAGCCCGAGGCGCCGCCCGCCTATACGATGGATTGGTCCGAACCGCAGGGGGCTGAGGCGCTATGGCAGGCCGCGGCGCGGCATTTGGTGGCGAAACCCTTGTCTGAGGCTGCCGCCGGCGATGTGATCCTGTTCCGGATGCGCGATGGGTCGGTGGCCAAGCATCTGGGGGTGCAGTCGTCCATATCAGAACTGAGGGCTGGCGTGCGGGACGCTCTCGAACCAGGCCCTGCTTTCATCCACGCCTACACAGGCCACGGGGTTGTCGAAAGCCCGCTGAGCCCGCCCTGGCAGCGCCGCATCGTGGCGCGGTTTCACTTTCCAAAGGAGATGATCTGATGGCAACCATTCTTCTTTCTGCCGCCGGTGCGGCGATTGGCGGCACAATCGGCGGCACCGTGGCGGGGCTGTCGTCGGCGGTGATTGGCCGCGCGGTGGGCGCGACTCTGGGCCGGGTGATCGACGAACGGCTGCTGGGCAGCGGCGCGGATCCGGTGGAGACCGGCAGGGTCGACCGTTTCCGCCTGACCCAGGCCAGCGAAGGCACACCGATGACGCAGGTCTATGGCCGGATGCGGCTGGGCGGCCAGGTGATCTGGACCTCGCGCTTTCTGGAAACCTCCCAGACCAGCGGCGGCGGCGGCAAGGGGCGGCCCAGCCAGCCGCAGGTGACCAGCTACGGCTATTCCGTGTCGCTGGCGATTGCGCTGTGCGAGGGCGAGGTCGCGCATGTGTCCCGCGTCTGGGCTGATGGCGAGGAAGTGGCGCCCAAGGATCTGAACATGACCGTCTACACCGGCAGCATGGACCAGCTGGCCGATCCGGTGATGGAAGCGGTCGAAGGCGCAGGCCGGGTGCCCGCCTACCGCGGCACCGCCTATGTGGTGATGGAGAACCTGGACCTTGCCCGGTTTGGCAACCGGGTGCCGCAGTTTTCATTTGATGTGCTGCGCCCCGAGCAGCCCGCCAGCAGCAGCCATGCGCAGGATCTGGGCCGGCTGGTGCAGGGGGTGGCGCTGATGCCCGGCACCGGCGAATACGCGCTGGCATCGGATGTTGTGCAGTATTCCGGCGGGCCGGGGGATGCCAAGCCGGCCAATGAGCATACGCCCTCGGGCCTTAGTGATCTCAAGACCTCGCTGAACGCGCTGGAGGCTGAGCTGCCGGCCTGCGGTGCGGCTTCGTTGATTGTGTCGTGGTTCGGCGGCGACCTGCGCTGCGGTGAGTGTTCGCTGAAACCCAAGGTGGAGCATAAGCACGCCGAGGGCAGCATGCCCTGGTCTGTCAGCGGCGTGATCCGCACCGCGGCTGAGGAAGTGCTGAAGAAGGACGGCGAGCCGCTTTATGGCGGCACCCCGGCGGATGCCTCGGTTATCCAGTCGATCCGCGAGATGCAGGGCCGCGGGCTGCGGGTGATGTTCTACCCGTTCATCCTGATGGATCAGGCCGAAGACAATTCGTTGACCGATCCCTGGACCGGGGCTGTCGGCCAGCCGCATCTGCCCTGGCGCGGGCGGATCACGCTGTCTGCGGCGCCCGGACAGCCGGGGTCGCCCGATGGCACGGCGGCGGCGGAGGCTGAAGTTGCGGGCTTCATTGGCACCGTCACTGCGGCGGATTTCACCTTGGGCGAGGGAACCGTCACCTATAACGGGCCGCAGGAATGGAGCCTGTCGCGTTTTATCCTGCACAATGCGGCGCTCTGTGCGGCGGCGGGCGGGGTTGAGGCGTTTTGCATCAGCTCGGAAATGCGGGCCTTGACCCAGATCCGCGGCGCCACCGGCTTTCCGGCGGTTCAGGCCTTGAAAGGACTGGCGGCAGAGGTGCGCGCGCTCTTGGGTGCAGAGACCAAAATCGGCTATGCCGCTGACTGGTCGGAATACTGGGGCTATCAGTCGCCGGAGGGGGACCGCTATTTCCACCTCGACCCGCTGTGGGCGGACGGCAACATCGATTTCATTGGCATCGACAATTACATGCCGCTGTCCGATTGGCGCGACGGCGAGGACCATCTGGACGCGCAATCCGGCGTGCCGGCGATCTATGATCCGGACTATCTGCGCAGCAATGTCGAAGGCGGCGAGGGGTTTGACTGGTACTACCACTCGCCGGAAGCCCGCGAAGCGCAAATCCGCACCCCGATCACCGACGGCGCCCATGATGAGGCTTGGGTGTGGCGTTACAAGGATATCCGCAGCTGGTGGACAAGTGAGCATCACGAGCGGATCGGCGGGGTGCGGCAGGCAGCGCCCACCGATTGGGTGCCGCAGTCCAAGCCCGTCTGGTTCACCGAACTGGGCTGCGCTGCCATCGACAAGGGCACCAATCAGCCGAACAAGTTTCTGGATCCGAAAAGCTCGGAATCAAAACTGCCGAGGTATTCCAACGGGTTGCGGGACGACCTGATGCAGATTGCCTATCTGCGGGCCTTTCTGGGCTATTGGGGAGAGGCCGCCAACAATCCGCTGTCAGAAGAATACGAAGGGCGGATGCTGGACATGGCCAACGCCTATGTCTGGGCCTGGGATGCGCGGCCGTTTCCGGCCTTTCCCAGCCGCATTGAGATCTGGAACGATGGCGAAAACTATCTGCGCGGCCATTGGCTGAACGGGCGCGCCGGGCAGCGGACACTGGGATCGGTGGTGGAGGAGGTTTGCCACCGCTCCGGTCTGTATGACATTGATGTCACTGGCCTATATGGCGTGGTGCATGGGTTTGCGAACCCGGATGTCAGCGACGCGCGCACGGTTTTGCAGCCCCTGATGCTGCGGCACGGGTTTGATGCGGTGGAACGTGACGGGCTGCTGAAGTTCCGGATGCGCAAAGGGACAGGCGCCGAGGCGCTGGCGCTGGCGCATTTGGCCGGGAATGACGAGATGGACGGCAGCCTGGAGCTCGCCCGCGCCAGCGAGGCGGAACTGGCGGGCCGGGTGCGGCTGCGGTTCACCGAATGGGGCGGCGACCATGCTGCCGGTTCGGTTGAGGCGGTGCTGCCGGATGAGGCGACGCATAGTGTCAGCCAGAACGAGCTGCCGCTGGCGCTGACCCGAGCCGAGGCGCGCCAGACCGTCAGCCGCTGGCTGGCCGAGGCGCGGATCTCACGCGATACGGCGCGGTTCTCGCTGCCGCCTTCGATGCTGCATCTGGGGGCGGGGGATGTGGTCTCCCTGCCGGTGGAGGGCAAGGACCAGCTCTACCGTATCGACCGGGTGGAGCAGGCGGAAGCGCAGATGGTGGAGGCGGTCCGGATCGAGCCCGGTGTCTATGATCTGGCCGCGGTGGCGGAGGAGCTGCCGGGGGTCAATGCCTTTGCAGCCCCTGGGCCGGTGCTGCCCTTGTTCATGGACTTGCCCTTGATGCGCGGCGACGAGGTGCCGCATGCACCGCATCTGGCACTGACGGCGCAGGCCTGGCCAGGCAGCGTAGCGGTTTACGGCGCGGAGGCGGATGAAAATTACGCGCTGGAACAGGTGGTTGCGGCGCGGCAGGTGGTCGGGGTGACACAATCGCCGCTGTTCGCCGCCGGTTCCGGGCGCTGGGATCTGGGGGCGGATCTTCAGGTAAAGCTGATCTCCGGCTCGCTTGAAAGCCGCGATATGCAGGCAGTCCTGAATGGTGCCAATGCGGCGGTGATCGGCGATGGCTCGGCCGGAAACTGGGAGCTGTTCCAGTTCCGCGAGGCAGAGCTGATTGCGCCGCAGACGTATCTGTTGCGCGGACGCTTGCGCGGACAGCAGGGCACGGATGCGCTGATGCCTGCGGTCTGGCCTGCCGGATCATTTGTGGTGCTGCTGGATGGAACACCGGTGCAGATGGAACTGGCGCCGGAACAGCGGCGCCGGCTGCGGCACTACCGGATCGGCCCGGCGCGGCGGGCGCTGGAGGATCCGTCTTATCTGCATCTGCAGGAGGCGTTTGAGGGCGTTGGCCTGCGCCCCTATGCGCCGGTGCATTTGCGGCTGGCAGGCGGCTTGGGGGCGGACATTGCGGCTTCCTGGGTGCGCCGGACGCGGATTGAGGGTGACAGCTGGGAGCTGGAGGAGGTGCCGCTGGGCGAAGAGATCGAATCCTACCGCATCCGGGTGATGCGCGGGAACACGGTGCTGCGGGAGGAGAGTTCCGGAACGCGGGGCTGGACCTATCCGGCGGCACTGCAAGCAGCGGACGGGGTGCAGCCGGGCGACAGTCTGGAAATTGCGCAGCGCTCCGCCCGGTTCGGCGCCGGACCTGCGGCCAAATGTGTGCTGGGATGA